CAGCCCTAATGGAATTGCTATCAAGAATAGTCCATAAGCGATGAGCAGGATTGAGAAAACTTCTAGCAGGAAAATAAGCATGACTCTAGACTACAAAGAACCCAGGCACAGGTGCTACCTCTTCACGTCGAGTCGCACGATCCACAGCCATAGCCAACGCGATAGCAGCGTCAATCTTGCGGCGCGACTTGCCCTTAGACAACCGAAGTCCAGCATCAGTCTGACGTGGCACAGCTGACAACACCTGATCGGTGAACATCGGATCGCCATCATGAGCCAACTGCTGATTCACAATGCACTCATAGAGTGTTCCGATAGCAGGCACCATGCGTTGAGCAGACTGCGGGAACTCGACCATTGGCAAACCATCATCAGCCAAAGCCTCAGCCGAACGCTGAAAGAACGCTGGGTCATAAGCAAACTCACGGACATTGAACTCACGATGCAAACCACGCAGATATTGCTCGACAGCTGCGATGTCAGTCATCGCCCCATCAGGAATCCAAATCTTCGCACGAACCACCAGACGATGACCTTGAGGTTGGCACAACACCACAGCAATCGAGTCATGCTTCAACGCCATGTCAATCCCCACGAACATCGGCAACGCTGGGTCAACCTGAAGTTCTGATTGGCATTGTTCCCAACCGCCAGCCGGAAGCCAAGGTGAGTCCTCCTGCCTGACCCATTGATTGAGTTTGTATCTACGAAACGGCACCTCAGCTGTCTGGTTCATGCTGACTTCCATGTCTTCCATGTCAAGCAAACCTTCAGCCAAGTTCGGGTTCGCTTGCGCCCAAGCATCTCGGTCATGAACAGCGCAACCATCAGGTGCTTCCCACCACCAAAACCCAAAACGCTCATCAACAGTCTGACCAGAAATAATCTGCCTGCCATAGTTATACAACTGTCCACAGATTGAATCCCTGTCATAACCAGCCGTAGTGATAGCAATAATCTGTGGGTCTTTACGCGCACCCGAACCCAACGTCAACGCATCCCACAACTCGCTATTGGGTTGAACGTGCAACTCGTCAAACACCACACACGACGGATTCAAACCCTGCTGAAGTTTCGCATCGCTAGATAGCACTCGATACACCGCACCCGTAGACGGAACTTCAATCACATCCCGATACACCTTGCATACACCCGACAAAGCTGGCGACTGCAACACCTGCCACTTCGCCTCATCAAAAACAACCCGTGCTTGTTTGCGGTCACCAGCTGCGGAATACACCTCAGCACCAGGTTCGCCCTCAATCAAATTGTAAAGACCAACCAAAGAACCTAAAAGTGATTTACCGTTCTTACGCGCAAGACCAATCAGCGAGCGTCGGTAACGAAGGAGACCATCAGGACGACGCTCAAAAAGATTATCCAATAAATCAGACTGCCAACCAGTAAGCACCAATGGCTCACCCGCACGAACACCCTTCGACACGTGCAGAAAAGTTCTTGCAAAGTCGCTGACCAGCGCACCATCAGACTTCGGATACAACCTCGGTGTCGACCACGTTGGCCTTGCGCTGCCTGAACTGGTCAAGCTCATTGGCAACCCGAATCTCTGCCAAGCCCAACCTGGCTCTGTCGCTTGGTGTGAAACCAAGCAAACTCATCCACGCTGTGTTCTGAGCATCCATCTGATCTATCTGCTTCACCGCCGGATGAGTCACAATCTGACCATTCGGACTTGTATACCAACGACGCTCGACATCCGACCCCAACCAACTCTCCAGCTCTGCGATCCTGTCGAAGTTTGAACACAACCTGGTCATGAGCGGAGTGTCGTGCAACTCGCTCAGATGTCTCCGACCAGCCGTCCAAAAAATCCCCCAATACGCAGACCCAACCTGACCCAAAGTTTTCGGTGCCTGCGGAATCGTCGCCAAATCCACCAACGCCAACGCAGACTCCGGCATCGGCTGCGCCTTCAACCCACCACGAATCTCCGCACCTCTCGCACGTTTGCGCTCGACAGGCTCGGCCTTCTTGCCACGCCCAACTCCAGTCCTCGGTGTTGCCATGCCCCAATGGTAGCCGTACCCCCTTCACAACCGAGGCGTGTCTTGCGCACGGCATGGGTAGTTTCGTCGTCGGGCTTTTTGAGTTTGACCCCACCCCCCGAGGTGCCGGTGGGGGGTTCATGCCTTGCCTCGGTTGCCTAGGTTGCCTCGGCTGGCGTTGCAGGATCGATGAGCGCCACGAAGTTCAGAGTTGGGGTCACCTGGCGTGACGTGATCGGCTTGCCAAGGGTCGTCGGGGTTTGAACCTTTTCCACACAGCCAGCAGAGGAGGGTTGTTTCCCGTACTCGCTTTGCTCGTGTTGCGTAGTCGCCTTGGTAGTGAATGCGTTTCTTGTTTCGGTTGGCTTGCCATGCTGCTTGGCATTGTTCGCATCTTTGGATGTTGGTGGTGAGTTTTCTGCATACGAGGCAGGGGCGTTGGATAGGCATGATGGGCTACCAGAGTTCTGATTCGAGGTTGGCGTTGTCTTGGTCGTTGTCTTGATTGTTGTCTTGATTGATGATGGTTGAGGACGGCTGGGGCTGGGACGGAACCCCACCGTACCTTACGGTACGGGGGGTGGTTCCCTTGTCCGTGTTGGGTTCTGTGAAGTGGTTCCCGAGGGTGGTTCCCGTTTCTAGTGGGTCTGGTCTTGGTTGTTGTCTGCATTGGATGGCTCGTCCGAGGATTGATTTGCGGGCGAGTGTGATGCCTCGTTCTTTGGCGATGCGTTGGGTTTCGTTGACTCCTGCTTCTCGTGGGATGCCGAGTTCGTCTAGGCGTTTGGCGAGGGCGATTTCTGCGGGTGTCCAGCCTTTGAGTTCTTTGGTGCGGAGTCGGATGGTGATGGTGTCGTCTAGGTCTTCGACTATGAGGCTGACGGTTTCTGGTACCCAGCTGATGCGTGTGTGGGTTCGTTTGAGTGTGAGGCCGTCATCGGATTTGTCGAGGCGATAGACGATGTCTACGTCGTCGTTCTTGGCTGAGGAGCCTCGTTGTCCTTGTTTCTTTCCTCCGTCTTTGCCTGCGTGGTCTGTGCGGATGCAGGAGATGTTGGCTCGTTTGAGGGCTAGGCCTGTGGTTCGTGCGAACTCACGATATGAGTCAGCTGAGTTCTCTTCACCATCGATGGCTCGTCCTGTGGTGTCTATCACTACGACCTCAGCCTTGGTGAGTTCTACGAGTTTCATGATGGCTGAGGCACCTTCGGTGGTGTTGAGTGGGGGGAGGTTGGGGATGAGTGCGTAGTGGAGGTGGGAGAGGTCGTCGTCTTCTGTGTAGCCGAATTGTTCTAGGCGTTCGTAGAGGTCTGATTCAATCATCTCGTAATCCAAATACAGGACGTGGACTGGTGGTTGTGCTGGTTGTCCGAGGATGGGTTTGCCGGTGGCAAGTGCTGCGGTGACATTCAAAGTCAGCCATGACTTACCTGTTTTGGCTCCAGCGAATAGGGCTGTCTGACGGCCTTTGGCGATGAGTGGTTTGGCTAACCATTCTTCTGTGGCGTGTTCGAGTGACCAGAATGTTTTCCAGTCCACTAGCATCGACAGCATTTCGTCGGGTGTGGGGATTGGGGTGATGGGTTCGGGTTTGCCTTCATTGGTGGCTAGGAAGGCTTGTGAGGCTTGTTTCCAGTCTCCTCCATGCTTTGACGCTGCATAGTATCCGAAGCGGTTGTATCCGCCTTCTGGTAGCCAAGGGATAGAGCTGGTGAAGACGATGAGTGCGTCGTTGCCGTTGTGACCAATCGTTGCGCTGGTTCCGTCACGGGGGTCTTTGCCTGGGCGAACCCAATGCTGTTCACCATGCCGGTCAGTCTTGGCGAGTGTCCAGCCGTCGGGGATGAGGAGTTCTTCCCACGTTGTTTTGGCGTTGTATCGGGCTGATGGGGTGTTGGGGTCGGTGAGGAAATTGTCGGGTTGTCCTGCGGGTTTGACCATCTCTGGTTGTTTGGTTAAGAGTTTGACGAGCCAGTCTGGTGCTTTGGCTGGTTTGCGTTCGTGTGGGCTGAGGCCATGTTCCCATTCGTAGGTGCGTCCGTTGGGGTGGATGGTTGGGGCTGCGAGGACTTGTCCTCCTTCACCACGAATGTCGAGTCCGACACCGAGGCGTGAGCCTGCGTCGTTGCGGATGTCTTGGTCACAGTAGAAGTACAGGTGTTGTCCACCGGTACCTGTGATGGCTGTGACGGTCTCTGGTAGTTGACCGTACTTTTCTTGTAGGTCATGCAGGGTGTCTGAGCCTTTGTATTCTTCCCTATCGTCCACGTCGAGTACGAAGATGCGTCCGTGTCGTGTTGCTCCTGTAGCAATACCAATTCCGTAGCCTGAGTATTGGCTCGTGAACCAGTCATTGACAACGTGGATGTCGTTGCTGGCTTTGTTCTGCCATTGTGCCATCGGTGGATACTTCTGACCAGGCTTAATCGGGATAACCCTGATACCTAACTCTGCGAGCTTGATGGCTTCTTCACGCATGGTCACGAGGCAATCTCCACTTCATCAAACCAGTTAGCCCAAATCTCTGACGGATGTTTCCCCAGCAGACACGCATACTTATCGGCTCGCCATTGATCTAGACATGTGTTGCCTTCTCGCCATGTTTGAATTGCAGCTCTACCAACGCCAAGACGTTCACCGATTGTTGATGCCCACATATCATCGGGGAACTGTTTGAGTAAGGCTGAAGCCGGATAGATGTATCCGTTGCGTGTGCGTCGTTTAGTTTTCATATCCCTCCAAGGATTGAGTGTTGTGAGTGTAGTTGTTATTCGTCTTCGTCTTCGTCATACCTGTTGTTGAATGACCTGGCGATCCGATACTTCTCTGCTGCGCTCGCTGATTCGAGTAGGCCGAGGCTGGTTGACGCGGTTTGGTTCCGCATGGTTGTCACCCAGAATGATTGGTCTCCTGAGATGCGTTCGATGTTGGCGATGACTACATAGGAGGTGCAGAGTCCTTCTGCGTTGGCTTCTATGTATTCTGCGATTGGGTCTTCATAGTCATTCGTCAAAGTCATCCATCTTTTCACCGCATGACGGGTTCTGTGGGATGGGTGGTTGAGGTATGCAGAGACAGAGTTCAGCGACTCTCATGCTTGCTCGAAGACTGTGTAGTCGGCGTGGCTCATCTTGAGCATTCGTCCGTCTGGTTGGATGGCGATCCATGTTGGCGCGTCAGGGTCACAGAGGCAGCCTTGAAGGATTTGTGTGTCATGTCTGACCATTGACCCACACTTGTTGCATTGGACACGGTAGATCATCGGGTCAACCAATAAAAATATGCTGACAGGATGATGATGAGTGCAATCATGGCTTCCATTATTTTCCTAACTCTTCTCTAAGGGTTTCTAATTCGTTGCGTAATGATTCGATGAGCTGATTGGCTTCGTTCAGCATGTGTACGAGTTCGTTGCGTTCATAGCCGAGCATGAATAGGTCTAGGGCTAACTCGTTGTCCCTAGTCATTCTGTGCGTCCTCTGTGGCTTCCAGTTCGTATCTAAGCACCTTGAGTTCCCTCATAACCACATCAAGCATCTCGTTCGCTTTATCGAGGCTTAACTTCGCTGCAAACATTTCCTGATAATACCTTGCAGCGAGATTGGCGTTCGCATTGATCTGACCGTCTTTCATGCTGAGCAGTCTGCGGAGCCGTTTAGGGTTCCAGTCCCACCAAAGTTGACGCAACCTCATCGTCGTTCCAGTTTGATTGGTGATGACCAGCGAGCATCCCAAGCGCTACCTGGTTTGGTTGCGATGGTGACGGTACCGTCTTCGTCAAGGCTGACGAGTAGGTAGAGGCCGTTGCTGTCTTTGGCGTTCATGATGTCATGGTTGGCGATGTGTGCCACCCAGTTCGCTGACTGGTCTCGGTGGGTGAGGACTGAGATGGTGTGGGGTGCGTCTGGGAAGTTTTCGGTGGTGTTCATCCTTCTCGCAGCCTTTCCTGTAATTCGGCAACCTGAATAACCAGTTCTTCAACTTGGCTGTTCAAGTCTTCGATGCGTCGCATCGCTGAGTTGAGTTGAACGTCTTTGATACCTACCTGCACCTCAAGGCCTTTGATGATGCCGGCAACCTTGTCTGAGAGAATCATTGGGTTCATGATGGGTTCCCTTTCATTAGTTCGTAAATATCTGATTCTTTTTGCCAACCTAAACTGGTTAAAACTTTGTTTGATGCAATGTTTTCAGGTTTAACTTGTGCTTTAAACACACCGATTTGATTATCGGATTGAAGTTTTTCTACCCCCTGAGTAATCATTAACTTTGATAAACCTTTGCCACGAAAAGACGAGTCAATAGAATAATTTAACCACCACTCGTTGTCTGTTAATTCAAACCGTATTTGACCCACCGCAGCGTAAGGGTTTGTTTGAATGAACATAAACATCTTTTTATTTGGGTTGTTGATGCTGTTCGTAAACCATTCTTTATGTTCAGACCATTCAATAACGTCAGGTTGATTTGAGTATTTCCGGGTCTCATCATCGTTGAACCAATGAAAGTACTGAATACAGTCCATCGGAAAAACATCCCGAAGAATATATGTAGTGCGCTCCAAGACCTCAGAACTCACAGTTCGGCTCCTTGGGCTAGGTAGATGCGTAGGCGTGAGATGTCTGAGTTGGCTTGGGTGAGTGTCATTCGGCAGGCTTCGAGTTCTCGAAAGAGTGAGTCTGCTGTGTCTTTCAGGTTGTCACGTTCCTCGGTGACTCGTGCGAGGGCGTTTTGTAGGTCGTTGACTCGCAGCTCTAACTCTGCGAACTGGTTGATGTCAATCATTTTTTTTGCCTCCTAGCAATTTCAATTTTGAGTGCTTCAATGGTTTTGAAGAGTCGTTCTTGGTCACCTTGACCGACGAAACTTTTCTCAAGAAACGCAATAGCGTTCTTTAAATCTTGGATAGTCACTTGTTCTCCTAGTTGATAAGTGCGACAGGTTGGGTACCGCAGGGGGCTGAGGGGGTCAGCTCGATACCCAACCTGTCACGATTTACTGTGGATTTACCACATTGATTCTGAGTCATCCTTCACGGCTGGTTCAACCTTGGCCTTGTACAACTTCGGTGCGTTGAAGGCTTTTGATTTCTTTTCGCCATCACCGGTGTACTTGACGGTCAGTTTCGTTCCAACCATTGTGGTTGCTCCGATGGCTTGAGCTGCTTCACGGATTGCTTTAACCATGTTGCCTCTCGCCCAAAGGTTTCCGATGCCATCGGCTGTGTTCATGGTGAACACGAAGACGTATCGCACGTCGCCGTTGTCCCAAGTTTTGACTGTCCCAGCAGGGTCACGGTCTTCAAGTTTCTTTACCTCGATGACTGTGCCTGTGTGGGTGTCGTTGACATTCTCAAACTTGAGGGCAGGATATTTACTGCCCCCGTCGCTAAGGAATATGTCTGTCATGATGCTTTCTCCTCTATGTGGAATTGATTGGTTTCTGGGATATAAATCAGGTTTAGTGTGTCTCGTGCTATGCCGTGACAAGCGTTAGCGAAACGCTGTGCTTGTTTCCAGTCAAGTTTGGCGAGTGCTTCACCTGGTTTAGTGTATTTCTGCATGGTGATTTGGGAACAGATGTCCTTCACCAAGTCTTCATCGAAGTTGCCGGAATCAAACAGAAGGAACATCCCTCTGGCGATTTCGTATCTTCGGTGAGATTTTGTTTGTTTCAGGCTGATGCTGCGACCAGCAAGTTCAGCCTGTGTGATAACTGTTGCCATCTTCGCCCTGTTACGGCCTTGGATGCTGTTAAGTCGTTCCCGAATGTAGGTGACCGCTTGCTCGTCACCTGGCAACGTGAGGTCTCGTCCTTCGATGGCGTTCATTGGATGCTTCCGATTTCAGCAGTATCGAATGCCTTCAACTTACGCTTGACCACCTTCTTCACCGTTGGGTCAGGTGCAAAGAATGGTGCGGAATGCTCAGCCTCTACAGTTGTGATGGCTTCAATAAGTTTGTCAATCTGTTCCATCGTGCAGTTCTGCAACTTCGGCACATCATCAGGCCACATCAGAATCAGTAGCTTCTGTGCTTCTTTCGGTAAGGCTGAGATACGAGCCTTCATCCAGTCCTGTCGGGTTGTGAGGGCTAGGGAACCGGCATCGTCTGCCTGTGGCATCGGATTTGCCACAGGCTCGACGACTCTCCGCTTCTCGTCAGAGAACGTGTATGGCTTGAATAGGTCTTTACGCTTACGCCAGTCGCGGGTTGCGAACGACATCTTCGCTGCTTCCCATCCTGCTTCGAGGTCTACTGTGTAGAACTTGCAGGTTGCTTCGCCTGCTGGAAGATGGCAGATGATGCCTTCTTTCATGTCTAAGCCTGCTGGGAGTGCTGTGCGTTCGCCTGTTTTCCAGTCGTAAATCCAGTCTGCTCTGGCATACATGGCGAGCTGGACGCTAATTGATCCAAAACTGTAGGACAGGTCTGTTCCAGTCTTTAGGTCGAAGATGCAGATTTTGCCGTCACGGGTGGTGACGATTCGGTCTGCTGTACCAGCGTATTCATACTCGTCGTTGATGAGCAGAACTTCAATCCATTCTTTGCGCATACCAAAGTCCCACGCTGCGATTGAGGTGACATAGGTTTCAATATCTGCCTGTAATCCTTGAAGGATTTGTGGCTTCATACCAAGGTCAAGTTGCTGGGTCAAACTGTGGAGGGCGGTTCCTAAATTCGCCCGACTATATGCGCCAGCACTTTCAATCGCATCGTTCGCAATCTTGTTCAGTTTGCTTCGATCATCCAACGATGTTGATGCTTGAGCAAGCAGATCGGCTCGTTGAACGATGCCGGTGATTGCCATCCGTGTTTTCCAATCAGCAAGCGACGATGAATCGTCCAACACTTTTGCGATTGTTGTGACACGTGTGTAACCACGTTCTTTTCCTGTTGCTGGATCACTAATTTTGTAGCGACCCCAACGGTCTTTTGGTGCTTCAGCCAACAGGCTGAACTCGTCTGATGTTGTCATTTCGCAGGCCTCCTAAGTGCTTGGGAATTGTTAGGTGTTTGACAGTAGCAGGTTGAATTGCTTTGTCAAGCATTACTTCTAGTCAATGGGTGTTACGGGGTTTCTTATGGGAATAATCCTCATGAAGCATGACTGGAACGCCAGTCTGGGCAGGAGGTGATTCCAGGTAACAGATTGCCCTTTCCAGTAATTCAATGGAATCATGAGCTGCACCGAGCAATTTATGGTTGCAATGAGTACACAATAATCCTCTTATAATCCCTGTTTTATGGCAATGATCAACCGCCAGTCTTCGAGATTGGGGTTTGTTTCTACAAATTGCGCAACGATAATCCTGGATTTGAAGCATCCTATGATACTCAATAGAGTCAATTCCGAATACGGTTTTTAGGCGATGTTCATGCTGATACTGCTTAGTGCAGATTTTGCACTTAGCCTCAAACTGTCCTTCTCTACCGCTTCTCTTCTTAAATCTATTCGGCAATAAGTATTCGTGACATGACTTACACCAAACAAATCCGTTGTCATCTATTTTTTTTGCTCTAGGTTGGATGCCTTTTTGACGGCGATACTTAGCAGCTTTAGTTCGCTCCGTTATCATGTCCCGTTCTTTTTGTAACTGAATGAAAGTCGGGTCAACACGACATGACGAACAATACCTAGCACCTTGGCGTTTTTCGTCCTTGACTCCACCACATCGCACACAAGGTTTTGCAGGTTTTGGCATACGACTATAAGTCTATTTGTTTTCTCCTAGACCGTTTCAACCTTTGACGCTCCATCGTAGTCGTACCACCCCAGATGCCTACCTCGTCGTTGTCTAACGCGAACTTGAGACAGATTCGACGCACGTTGCAACCAGCACAAAACAGTTTCGCATCAGCGATTGCGTGTGGCGAACCTTCATTGAAGAACAGTTCGGTTTCACCTTTGCATCGTGCTATCTCTTGCCAGTCTGGGCGTTGAGGTCTGAAGGTGTTGTCACCATCTGACCACAGGTCAACTACATGACCACTACTCATTGGTAGTCACGGTTGGTTGGATGGTTGTGACGCGCACGTGTTTCCATGCGTTGCCAATGGCGTTCCTGTGCTTCGATTCGCAGCTGTCGTTGATGCTCACGCACATTCAAGATATGGACGTAAATAATTGCAACGAAGTTAAGTGCGAAGAATAGTTTCCATTCGAGCGAGGTTGCTGGCTGTGCATCTGGTAGGTCTTCGGCTGTTGGTAACAACCAGAACCCCCACATAATCGCCATACCTATCCCAACTGTTGCTTGCTTTTGTCTGTTTGTCATGATGCCCTCCTTTTGGGTCATTCATGACATTAGGACAAGACTGGAGCGATGTGGTGGATGGTCACAAAGACCAATGACCTAGACCGCCATTGTCGTAAAGATATTTGGCTACCTTGAGGTTGCAGTCCACGTTGAACAGAACAGTCAAATCTCCGTATGGGGATTTGCATACTTTGGATGTCACGGTTTTCCAGCTGGAGTTGATTTGGACAAGTCCGAGGTCTTGGCTTTTGTTCCGGTTGAGTGTCGTGTTGTGGGCTTTAATTCGGCAGCGCGACTCGCGCCAAGCGATATACGAGAACGCTTTAACAGGTAGGCCGTGTTGAGCGAACTTGGGTTCCCATTGTGGGCATCGCTTCGTCTTGTCTTTGGGGACTCCCGCAGGCAGTATCTCGATGACGGTTGGCATCGGTTCACGGGGTAGTTGGGTTTGGGTGGCTGGGTGGGTTTGGGTGGGGTTTGGTTGGCTCGTGTAGGCGGTGCCTGCGAGGAGGGTGGATAGGGTGATGAGGCTTGCTGTGATTATGTGCAAGTTGTTTCCTTCCGTTTGTCCGATATATATCGCACACCCAAGGAGGGGGAGGTGTGCGGGATGTTCAAGCCCAATGAAGGCGGGCGAACGATCCGAGGTAAAGTCTACCTGCTCGGTGCTAGTCCTGGGATGTTTTTGGTCATGACCTTCATGCTTTGCACCATTTCGGCTGGGATGCACAGAACCCCATCCACGTCATCAGAGTCCGTCTTCGACTGGAATATCGTGATATGGCCTTCTTTGCCACCATCGCTAATCGGAAGCAGGAAGCCTGCACTAACGACGACACATGGGTCTTGACCTATTTCGTCTATCGGTGTCCATGAGTCGGTGGCTGCGTGAGCGTCATGCCAGATGACCACCACCATCGTTCGCATCTCATCGCTCATATCTACCCCCTCTTTGATTTTCTATATTCGTGCATATAACAGGATTGGCATTTACCCTTTGCATATGAAGTTTTCCCGCAACTGCAAATTGAGGTTGCAATGAGACCGTCCCTACGCATTTGGGATTTGATGTTTTGACATTTTCTGCAATGTCTAGTGCTGCGTTTGGGGTGAATGTACAGATTCTCACCCGTGAGTTCGTGACCATATTTGCAATGCGTTTGGTTTCTTTTTTGTACAACCGGCGAGATTCCCCTGAACGTATTGGTCTTGATTGAAACTTGTTCAAGGTGTTGTGGGTTGACGCATTTGCGATTTCTGCACAGGTGGTCAATGACCAACCCCGTCTGTATTTTGGCGACAAGAAGCTCATAGACAACTCGATGGATTCTTTGTTGCTTGTTTAGTTCTCGAACGTGTACAAGACCATATCCATCCGACCTGATTGTCCCCGTCCAGTCCCAACATTGTGTGATCGGATCAATCTTTATTTTCTGGATTATTTGAGTAGGTAGAGAAGTAATCTTTTCCTCTCCAGAATGCCCAGCCGTTATCAATTGCGATTTGTTCATATACGAATTTCCCATCTCCACGTTCGTATGTAACTATACCACAGCCAGTCTGCCAGTCTTCAGAACGGTAGAGTGGTCTTCCATCTAGGTCATGACCACCTTTAGTCGATGGAACTGCACCGTCAGTCCTAGCCAAACAACCAGGTGAAGCAGCCATAATCGTATAAGCCCCATCGTGATCGTCCCTAGTCCGCTCAGCCCATTCTCTGCGATGAACATGACCGTAGATGACAGAAGTTTTTTCCGTTGCTAAGTATTTGTGAGCTGTTGAACCGCCAGATGCGACCTTATCGCCGTGAATAACTTTCAGTCTGTTGTTGATCCAATGCGCACCCGTCGGGTATCCAGGCAGATACTCAACCCCATAGTCGTCAAGGTTGCAGAGATACGGCACCGACATCACAGGCCACTCATCAGGACGCAAACCACGCCTCAACCCGAACGCTGCACCAGCACCGTCAAGGATGAAGTTGCCGAGCCGTTCCTCATGGTTGCCTGCAATCCAAACTATTCGAGCATCTGGGGCTAGTTTGCGGAGCTGTGCGCAGAGCAGACTGGCACGGTCTATTGCAGCCTGGGTAGTTCTGGCGAACGCTGGGGTGTACCGGTATTTGCCAAACTCACAGAGGTCTAGGTTGTCTCCGACTAGAACGATTTGGTCGGGTTTGGATGCTTTGACAATTTGTAGTGCTACGTCTAAGGCTTGCTCGTCGTGGATTGGTTCGAGTGCGTTGTCGTGTGTTCTGAAGTATCCGAGTTGCATGTCGGGGAGGATGACTGCGACTGCATAGTCTCGTTGTGTTGTCTTCGTTGCCTTCGTTGCAGGGAGCGCATACTTCTTGCCTTGTTGTACAACAGGCCACGCAGGATAATAGTTGTGCCTAATTTCATTGAGTAATGACATTGGCAGCCCTGTATCGTGTGATGACTGACGGAGAGAGCTTTATCTGTCGGGCTTGTAACGCTTTAATGATTTGTGTCGGACGAATCGTTGGATCGTTTAACGCATCGAGCAGGTCTCGTCCATCGGCTTCACCGAGTTTGGCGAGAATGAAGTCAATGCTTCCGCTGTTACCAACGGCCTGACCTTTAATTTCGTTTAGGAACTTCCCCACGTGTTGCCTCCTTGAGATGCCAGTCGATATGCGAATCTAACTTACTATCAATTCGCTCTACATTTCCACCGACTGACCGCAGGATTTCCATGACGTTTGCATGGTCGTTCGTGTTCTCTTTACGCACCTTCAGCAGAAGCGTAGTGACAATACCGCCAACTGCTGTAACGAGAGCTGCGATGACGACACCCCAATCCACATCAGGCCTGTGCCTTCGAAGCCAGCCAAGCCTTCACACGCTCCGGCTTGTTATCGCCAGCAACATAACGAAGATGCCAAGGTTCCTGAGGGACAACCTCCCACGAAAACCCAAACGACACAGCGTTCTTCTTCAACCACTCAAGCCGTTTACCGTTGGCGTTAGCGATATCAATGGCGATACCGAGGTTGTGCTTTGATGTGCCAGGTGTAGCAAGCGGTGCCATACCCTTCTTGAGATACCACGCTTGACCCTTGTAGACCTTTGGCTTTTGACCAGCGATCACATTGGTTGTATAGCGTTGGTAGAAGCCGTACTCCTGTGTTTCAAGACTGCGATATGTGTCGGCTCGGCTACTGGGAGACAAGTCAATACCTTCAGCGTTCGCAGCAGCATCCATAGCCTCATACGCATCGGCTGCACAATGATGAAGTTTGCCTTTCCCTTCAACCTCTCGAAGGAGTTTCGGTGGCAACTTGCCAGGCTTAGCCTTCTTCAAACATGAACACAGCACAACAGGGATGATGGGGAGGTCACCCTGCTTCTTCTTAGAAGCCATTACTTAGCCTTGCCGAACGCTTCAGCGATTTCCTCTTTGGTAAGAACACCATCAGAAGACCATGCACGAAGCAACGATTCAGTCACTTTGGCTGCAGCCACGATGCCAGCAATCGCTGCTGCCTTCCACAGTTGCACGTCAAGTACTGCACCACCGGCAACAGCAGCCAAAGCTGATGAACCGAATACTGCAACGATACGAAGGATGAGGGTCTTGAGGGTTTCCATTAGTTGTCCTTATTGGTTAGTGCGCCGATGAAGTGAAGAACGAGAGCTGCGATAGTGAGCCAGATCACGATCTTTTGTAGCCCACCAGAGAGCGTCAGGATGGTGGTGATTGATGCTGCGATTGTCCATATCAGCGCATGGAACTCACCCCAAAACTTCATCACTTAATCCTTCGACTCGGTGCAGGGGCTACCGTCAAGAATACAGCACCTAACGCAATCAACGCACGACGAGTACCAACAGGCACAGTCGAGTTGAGTGGAACATAAGTGTCAGCGAAACCTTGAAAAATGTTCAACACAGATTCAAACGCTTTACGCACAGAATCAGGTGCTTCCTGCACCGCTTCAACTACCGCTTCGGCTTCATCAGGGCTGAGTTCGGTTGGGGTGATTTGGGTGAAGAGCTCTTCGGCTTGGGTGGGGGTGATGTGGTTGAGTACGGCTGGGCTGGTGATGAGGAGGGTTGCTTGGCTGGTGTTTAGTTCTTTGGTGAGGACTTCATCCACGATGGCTTCTATGGCCTCTGTGGACGCTTCTGAGAGGGCTTCTAGGGTGTTCAGTAGTTCTGTTTGGGTGAGCGGTTTCGGCTCGTCTGTGGGGGCTTGTAGCGTTGTGGTCACATCAGGTTCAGATGTGGTCACGGGAGGCAGGGTTGATGTCGTTGTTGGTGGATTTGTTGTGGTTGTGCTGGTTGTTTGTAACGGAGGCGGGAGCGTTGTGGTGGGGATTGGTGCTGGTTCCGTTGTGGTGGTTGTCGTTGTTGTTTCGGGAACAGTAGTTGTCGTTGCCGGTGGAACATAAACCGTCGTGGTCGTAGTTGGGGCTACAGTCGTTGAGGTACTTGTCGTCGTTGAACTAGTTGAGGTAACCGGTGAAACTGTTTCTTGGATTGTTATTGACGTTTGTGGTGGTTCCGTTGTGGTTGATGGGGCGGATGTTTGAGGAAGACTCGAAGTCGTAGAAGTTGTTTCTTGAACTGTCGTAGTAGTCGGGTTGGTGACAGGGACAGTCGTTGACGGGACAGTAGTAGTAGAGGTCGTCGTCGTTGTTGTGGATGAGGTTGTAGATACCCATTCACCCAAGCCTAATGTCAGATTAGTTATCGTCAGCAGACCTGGTTGGCAACATGAATCAGTTGAGTACTGCCGAAACGCAAACACATCACCAGCCTCAACCGTCACCAAACCTGAACCACTTGCGCTGCTCTGATCCGTCAACTGTGTGATCACCCCGTTCAGAATGATTTGTGGCGGGTCATACCAAGCCCCATCATTAGTCTGATATTGCCATTGGAAACCGAGTTCAGTTGTCTCCTCTGGGATGATGGCCTCAAGTTTCACCCAATGCGCCTGACCAGCACACGTACCACCATCAGCACCCGTCAGCCTAAACCCACCCTCAACCAACACAACCTGCCCACCCTCAACAGCAAGACAAGACTTAGAGAACTCCCAAACACCAAACGCATCAGCGTTCGCTGAAGATGAAGTGATTAAAAAACCTAGTAACGCAGGAACAAGGATTAACCAGCGACTATGGTTCAGGTATTTCAGGATAGACAGACACAGGAGGAGGAGTAAATGTTTGGGTTATTGGATTGTAGGTAAAACCAATACCTGCGCATGGTTTGTCGCCACAAGTGCAATCCACCCATTCGCCACCAAGATTTTCTATTGCCCATTCAAAATTTCCAACAATGACATCTTCAACCATGTTGTTGTTTAACTGTGCTGCATATGCGGTCATACCTTAAACCTCACAAATACTTTCGCATCCGAACCATCCCCGCCAGTTCCCGATGCTGCCGTACTTCGACCAGCACCACCATCACCATTAGTCCCAGCAGCACCACCGCTTGCAGCACCACCAGTCCCATAAGTTACAGAAGCTCCTGTAAACGATGTTGTGATACCCACACCAGGAGTTGTTGTAGTTGCGTTTCCACCCGCACCACCACCAGCACCGGAACCAGCATCCTGTACACCGTTTCCACCATTACCCCCAACAAAACCAACACCGCCAGTAAGGTTCGTGCCATTTGAAGCCCCACCACCACAACCACCGTTACGAGTTGGTTCTGCTCTTGCTGCACCACCAGCACCAGCAGCACCAACAAGCAAGGAACCAAAAGTTGTTTTACCACCATTAGTTCCGTTTGCACCACCAGCACCGCCCAAACCTTTAGCACCCAAAGTTATGGTTTGATTTGCTGTTAAATAAACGGTTGCTTCAGTAACCGAACCTGCACCGCCACCACCAGAAGCGTGAAGTGTTGTCGATGTTCCACCACCACCACCAGATGCTGATTGAATCAACACATCAAACAAACCAGATTTACCAACAGTTAATGTTCCTGATGCTGTAAATGTCAACAAAGTATAAGCAGTACCAGCAACGGTAATACTTGAAGCTGATCCACCAGAAGCAGAACCATATCCAGTTGACACATCAACCCAAGCTGAACCGTTATAGACCTGCAAACTTGTTGCAGTTGAATATGCAACCATTCCTGCTGATGGGGTTGGGATGGCTGAGGCTCGTGCTGCGGTGCCTGCGAACACCATCACCGATTGATCCATCAGGTAACCATTAACATCCGATGCAGTTAAAGTGTCGCCAGGCGACCATTCTTTTCTTCCAAGTCCAGCCATGATGCTCCTACTTTACACGCTCACCCAGGCTGTGCCGTTGTACACGACCACTCCTGTTGCTGTTGAATACGAAACCATTCCTGCTGAAGGTGAAGGTATCTCTGAGTCTCGTTCAGCTGTACCAGAAAACACCATCACCATCTGATCCATGAGATAGCCGTTGACATCTGCTGCGGTGAGCGTGTCTCCAGGCGACCATTCTTTTCTTCCAAGTCCAGCCATAGTTCCTACAGTCTAGGCGACAGCAAAATCGGTGTCATCAAGCGGTGAGCCAACGAAACTTGATGTCAGTCCCCATGTGGCTGTGCTGGTTGAAGCATTCGCTGTGCCGTTCCAAGCCTGTTCTGTGAGCGTGTAACCCGTATAGGTGTCAGCATAAGTACCATCAAAATATGGCAACAAGGTTGATGTTTCTTCAACGAGCACCGCATCCCAAAAAACATCATTAGTTGCGCTGTTAGTAGCACCGTTGTAAAGCCTCACCAATACTTCGGTTGTTCCAACTGGGATAGTTATCGTTACTGAAACCCGTGTTTCGCCCGTAGTCGCTGCTTGTGCGCTTGCAACATTAGAAAATGAACCTGCACCTGTTCGGTAATAAATCAAAATCCTGCGAGCACGATTATCAATAGAACCTGTTTGTGCTATCGGCAAATAGCAGGTGGCAGAAACCGTATAAGTTTTCCCAGCATTGAGAACAGTAATATTATTCGTACTGCCGCCATCTAGCAAAGCGGCATAACCATCACCACTTCCCGTTGATGGTCTCACTCTTACTGATGCTGAACCTGATGCTGACCAATCCGTACTACGAGCAATTGTTACTTGTGCGTTTTGTGACCAGCCTGTTGTGTTTGTCTCAAAGTTTGGGTTGGTGACAAGGTTGGTGCGTGTTGTTGTGGTCGTGTAACCGCCAACGATGAATGGTGACACCAACTGCACCTGACCCAACCCCAAAAACACCTCATGACGTGACGGGGCGATCTGATGACGAATGGACTCGACCACCACATTCTGTTGAACCACCGAAGGCGTACCAACAGCGAACCGTTTCTCCACCGCCAAAATATCGCCAATCTCCAACGAGGCCATCAACTCTTGCTGAGCCGAAGACAACCCGTTCATCAACACGCTTGTCTCATTGAACACCACCTGCGGTGTCTGATACCTATCAAGCAAAGCGACAGCCAAAGCCGAACCAGCAGCATCATTCACCAACGGCAAATTGTTTAGAGCAAAGTTCTTAATCCCATACTCAGCCTGCGAAGCCGTACCATTCACCACACTCAACACACTCGAACCCTCAACCTGAACCGAAATACGATTCAACACAGTTTCGGCACCATACAAGTTATTCAACGAACGAATCGGAACATCAGTCGCAGCAGTTCCACCCAACACCGCCACAGCCGTCCCAAACGAAACCTGCACACGAGGATCAAACACCAGCATCCCATCACGGGACGCATAGAACCGACCATTCTCCGAAACCTGCAAAGCCTGCAAAGCCTCCAAAGCGTTTGCGTTATCCTCATAGGCAACAGTCCCAACCGTTGCCAAACCAGTATTAATCTCACGCAACGCAGTCGACCACGACACCTCATTCCTAGACAAGATTGCGTCAACCCGCTCAGAGGTGAGCTGTTGTGATGGGTTGAATCCGACAAGGTTGGTTTGGGCTAACTGTGCCAAAGCATCAACAGCGAGAATCTGTGCTGACGACAACTGTGGCTCATCATATTCAATGTTTAAGTCATAGATATATCCCTTAAACATCGCAGCCGTTCCAGCCGAACCACCATAAACCTCAATCGCTCGACGTGGGGCAATACCCAAGTCTCCCTGATACCAAGGTGAGTCTGTGTTCAACGGGTCGAATGACCTGCTAGATGCGCGGTCATCAGCGAGGATGGCAAGGGTTCCGGTGTTGAATGTGTCGAGCTGGTTGGTGCGTCCACGATTGATCGTGATGTTCTGAACATACTCAGTAATATCTACGAACTCTGTTGAACCTTCAAGGGTGTCCTCACCATCAAGGAGGCTGGAGTCGAGTTTGAAGATGTTGGTCTTAAATCCGACATCCAAATTGACCTTAAGGGTTTCCCCCCATATCGCTTGCCTAGACATTATCTAACGCCAACAAAGTTCCCGATAGAACCGAACGAGAACGTCTGACCAGAGAAGCCAAGATATTCACGCAAGTACTGGTCAATTTCCTGACCAATCTCAATCCCACTAGCACCCAACCCAGCGTTGACCTCGATGTTGACATTCCCCATACCGCCACCATTAAAGAGGCTTGAAGCATTATTTGCCAAAGTGCTATCAGGAACAAGGTTTGCCATCGGGTTAGGCATCCCACCCAAAACCTTCGGATACTTTGCCATCAAATCTATAGTCGCTTTGATGGAATCATTCAACCTATTCTGCGCATCCTTCTCACGTTCAAGCGCATCAGCTAAAGCTTCAGCAGCCTCAGCCTGACGCTCCTTCGCATTATTGACCGCCTCCAAAGCGTCATCATAAACAATCGAACCAATCGTGGCACCAAAAATTGCTTCATTCAACAACCGTTGTTGGTCATTCAATTCTTTAGTGGATTCCGTTTGAGAATCAGTAGCGTCAGAAACAGCCAACTTGGCCTCAGCCAAACTAATCTCCGCACGACGAATATCCATAGGCGAAGACTCAGGATCACTACGAACCTCAGCAAGATTCTTCTCAGCATCAGCAACCGAGAAAACAGCCTCCTCAATCGCATACACAGCCCGCTCCTGCGCACGTTGCGCCCTAGCCAACTGAGCCTGCGCAGCCAACGCCTCCGGTGAACCCACACCGAAGCCTTGCGAAATCTGAGCCAATTTTGCTTGAGCATCAGCAACAGCAAGATCAGCATCAGCCTTTGATCTAGTGGCCTTAACAGCACCCCTCTGAGCATCATTGAATGACTTCTGTGCCGAAGTCGTGGACTTCAAAGAATCACTATAAGACTTCAGTTTTTCACTAGCAGTCTTAAGTGCATCACCAGTTTTCTTAACACCGCCACCAAGCCCATTAACACTAGAAGTGGTCACCTCAATAGTTGAACCAAGCGATCTAGCGATATCTGTCCATCGAGAAGACTCAGCGCCAGTAGCTCTAGTCTTACGGGTGTTTTCGTTGTAGATGATGCCTAACTCTTCAACAACTTTCTTTTGCTCAGCCAAAGCAGCGTTCGCATCATCTAACTGTTTCTTGGTATCTGCTGGTGTAGAAATACGAAGTTCCGTACCAGCGATTGAGTTGATCGTCCCGAATAGAAGGTTGATTGGAAGGCTTATCAGTTGAAGCGCACGGGTCACACCATCAACAAAGTCAAAGAACTCTGCCTTCATCGCAAGCAATTTCAGCTTCACTTGCGCACCGGTGTATCCCAAATTATCTGCAAAGGCATTCAAAGCACCTGAGAATCCACCAGTTCCGAAAGCATCAATCGCAGCCTGAACAGCGTTTGGAAGGTTCTGCATCACATCCTTGAACCTGTCACTATTAAGAATCGCATAACCGATAGACTCAATCGCTTCACCAATAACGATATTCAATCGTTTCATCTGACCTTCAAAGGTTCCCGCAGCAACAGCCGAAGCACCCCCAAACTGCTTGCTCAAAACTTCTTGAGCTGCAGCAAAATCTTTTGTCTTAATAATGTTGGCATCAAGTGGAATACCAAGCCTGGTGAATGCACCGACGTTACCGTTAACGCCCTTAGCCAAAGCCAAAGTTACAGTCTCAAGTTCCTTACCTGAACCAGCAGAGATGTCTAACGCCAAACCAAGCAACTCTTGAGCCTTAGTCGAATCTCCAGTCGCACGAGTCAACGTGGCTATAGCAGGCCTCAACTGGTCATCAGCAATACCAGTAGCACGTTGAGTGACATCAATGTATTCCTCAACCTGGCGAATCTGTGCTGTGGTTGCTCCAGTAGTTTTGATTAACTGATCGGCTAACAGGGCTTGAGATTTTTGGTCTTCGGCTGCTGCTTGAGATGCTTTGAATAAGCCCGCTGCGATAGCACCGGTGGCAGCAGCACTAGCAATAGCAACCTGTTTGAACGATGGAAGGCTTAACCCAAGTTTTTTTCCTAATGCGCCTAGTTCCCCGCCAACCGATTTGATGCCTTTGGTGGCACCTGCAACATCGGAAATAAACTTAACAACGAACGTCCGCTCACCAGCCATGCGACGATTCTACTCAATAACAGACAACCCATTCAGTAAAGCGTTGAACTCATCCAGCATCGCAGAATACAAAGCCTTCCCTGTCAGGCCATCCCAACGAGAAATATCAACAGGCGCATTCCACCAAGCCTCACTCATCATCTCTGAACCAGCACGACGCGCACGAGGCTGACGAACCTGCTTTGAGCGAGGCGACACAGGATTGATGACAGGTTCAACATCCAACCTGAACGACGAATCCAACAACACACCATGACCCTCATGGAACTCAAACGGCTGATCGGGTGCATGTTGAGGTAGATAGAAAATACGAGCAGGGTCTTTAGTCTGAGGGTCACCGACCAACCCGATACGGTCATGCAACTCAGCCCACACAACCCGCCACAACGAAGCAGGCACCTTCTCCGCTAACGGCAAAACGAGGTGATAGTGAGGGTCATCTAAACGATGCGAATAGGTGGAATACGCAAACCATTCCAACCCATCCAACCGCGCCTCATCAAACGCTTCACCGTCCATGTCCACAACCAACGCCTCAACAAACCTGACGTTACGGTTACCTCTAGTCGTACCCTGGTCATACTCAACCGGAGACCACAACGCCCCCGCAGCCTTGACAGCATTCTCCTCATGGAACGACAACAGCTCTTTGAGTTGTTCCCAAGACGAAGCGAACCGCTTCGGATATATCGACTTAGTGTTAGCAAATAAAACAGCCATACGCCCTCCTACCTAGAGGGTACAGGAAACTAAATCAAAGTCAAGAACCATCCTTCAGAGTGTTGAGAACCTTCTGGATTGCATCCAGATATTCTTTGGCGATGTTGCCCTTCTCTTTACGGACGGTCTGCCAGAAGAAATAACCTGACCTGCCACGATGACGCAAGAACTGCTGAGTCCGAGGCCTAGCCTGACCACCGAACTCGGCACCAAAGAACACGTCACCCCTAGTCACCTTGCGCTTGCGCTTCCTGTTCGGATTCGACTTAGAAACGAACGCAGACTTCTCACTCAACTTAATTGTCGGGATACGGTCACGCCTAGCCCGCATCCCTTTCATCACCTCAGTTGCCTGACGGGAACGGGTGACAGTCGTAGCCTCAGCCTTAGCCTTCTCATTCAGATTCTCTGCGACCTGCTGGGCAGCCTTACGCATCTCAGTATTGAACCGTTCGTCAGCCTTCGCAGCGTCACGCAAAAAGTTTGCAAGACCAACAATCTCTACCGGTTGATTGCCACCAGTAATTGTGACTTGACCTGCTCTACCAAAAACCGCCATCACAACAGACTACTTGTTGAGATGAATTGCTCTCCAACGCAAATAAGCAAACATCGTGAACAACATTCGAGGGTCTTCTGCCAGCAACACCGATGGAGCGATCCCTGTCTCGACGGACAGGTACGCCATCATCCAATGCGCTGACTGGTCTCCAAAGGGACGATCACAGCGTTAGCTTGATCCCCCAACTCCAAAGTCTCAACATCGTTAATCCACGAATCAAAATCAAGACCCGTCTTCTTCTGACGATGTTCAGAATGCCATGCGATATATGCAAGGTCAGTCAAAGTTAGTTCGGCTTCAAACTTGGCGACACTCTTGTTGAACTTTTTTTCAAACGCAATAAAGTCTGGGAATGTTGCCATGATGGTTCGCTTGGACGAATCCAAAGCAGAAGTTATTTCTAACGCTATTTTCATTTTTCCTCCGCAGGGTTAAGGGTTAAAAGTTATGCGCCAGTACCAGTCTTAGTTACAGCACCATCGATTGGGTAGGTGACTGAAGCAGTTGCAAGATCGCCAACAGCACCAGCAACAGGAGTCCAAGTCAAAGGAAGCACATTGAATGCGTACTGTGGGTTTGTGCTTGAAGCAGCAGCAGTTCCGTTTGGCTTCACCGTCATCGGTACAGCAGTACCGTTAGCCCAAGCATCGTAGAACAACTTCTCAATCGTTGGGTAATCCTGATGCAAATCAAGTGTGATTGAGTTGTCTGCAAGACCTGCGATACGGGTAACCGCACCCGATGAACCGAACGAAGTTGTAGCGACCTCAGCCTTTGACAGGTTGAGCGTTACTGATGCAACGTATGAAGTGATGTCGGTTGCAGCTGTACCGAAGGTGACCGCCACGTTAGTGAGAACTTGCTTTGCCATGTTTGTGACTCCTGCCTTCCGGCACTCGAAGATTTACTACTGAAACTCTACACGCTCGCAGGAATGTGTATCAACTAAGCGTACACCACCACACGGAAGTCAACCATCAGATAGGTCGCATCGTTGCCATCCATCGTGGAGATATTTGAAGCAGACTCAACCAGCAAGTTCTGAACCACCCCACCCAACGACCTGTCAGCTTCCAACGCTGCACGAACCGAAGTCGTACCCTCATAAGACAAATACCCATCCAAAGCAGTCTGAGCTGTACGCTCCGCAGACCTACCGACAACCACAGACACCACGAAAATATGGGTCACCAACCCGCCACGCATCGCCCCGTTATAGGTAATTGAATCCAACATAGGCCAAGCGAACGGAGCATTCAGATTGTCCGGTTGCTGGGCATAAGCCCTCAAGCCTGGGATCGTGGCAAGCGCGTTAGCAATACCAGTCTTGATATCGGTGACAGAATAACTCATGCAAAAATCCGCATACGACGATACGGTTCAACCAACTGAGCCATATCAGGGTCAAGGTATCGAGACACACGGATAGCACCGAGATCGCCAAATCCGGCTACGCCTAGTGGACTGTCCAGACGCTTAAAAAGTCTTGATGATTGGATGATCGTTGCCTGAGTTACTGCATCAGGAACAGCCGGCCAACCAAACACAGCAGTCACCTGAACCAAAGCCTGCTCACCATAGTTCGCATTAACAGTCGGGAACAAATAATCACCAACAGCACGAATCTTGTCGTAACTCCACGTCAACCCATCAAGGTTTCCGTTCAACGGTTCAAGTTGATAATCAGAAACCTTCCATGTCACATCAAAAGTTCCGTCAGCCTGTGACGAAGTTTTGAGTGTGATGGCAGTCCCAGCGATGTCATCAATGGAACAGTAGAACGAATCCTCAGCCTGATAGATACGAGCCTCAGCAGTACCAGTCTGCCAGAAGCGACGGTTGCAATAACCATCAATCAGACGAGACGCTGAAGAAACACAAGAGTCAATCAATTCATCGTCAAGGGTGTCAGCCGTTCCAATGCGGAGAGCTGCCTTCACTTGGTTTCTGGTTGCGTAGCCATTGGTGATCGTCATGGTGTTCCGATTCTAGTTGATTGAAGCAGCACCACGATACTGAACACCCTCAAGCGAATAGTTCACAAACGGGTTCAACGAATACACCTGGCATGAGTACACATCCCACAACCGTTGCTTCATCGCTCGAAGGTGCATCTCATACAAACCCCAAGGCGAATCACCTGACACATAACCGTCAACCCTGTCACGCCCACCCAACGAACCACAGTCAGCCCCAACCAAAACAATGAACTTCGCTCCCATGTGCGCTGCAAGGTGCATCGCCCCATGAATGCTCGATGATCCGATAGTCAACTGCCCCGACAAGCAAGGCCAATCTTTATCGTGCGGGTCAAACGACGCACCAGGTCTGCCAGTACGAGTACCGAACGTGGTGATGTTCGGCATAAACCCACCAAACGACCCATCCGTACCATGCTCCCTCTCAGGGGTAAACACACCGATACAGTCTTCACGCATTGCCTCATGCTTAGCGTCCTGATGGTAATGACTGAAACAGTAGTAACCCTTCAACCCGAATACTGAGCCAACGAAGTTCACCGCAATCGTGAGCTTGTCATCAAAGAAGTCGGGTGTCAGATAGTCGAGTGTTGCTCCTGAGCCGAGAACATAGATGGTCTCGCCTTCATGCAGATTCTCATAGTCGTCCATTGGGTCGTATTCTCTTAGTCCCATCCGAGTTCCCTTCGTCGTGTTAAATCCCAATGACCCGCATCAGGCAACCCTGACTGCCAACGCATCGCATGAAGCGCACCATTAGCAGCAAAACTTTTATTGTTCTTTTCCATTAACTTTGGTGCAGACAGAATCGTAGAAGAATTGTCATGAATAATTCCAGCATCAGAAGTGAAAAACTGTATGTTCAACCGTTTAGCCCGTTCCTGCCAATCCGTATCCTCAAAGTACGCCGGATAAAAAGCCTCACAAAAAAGACCAACCTTGGCAATCGGCTCCTCACCAACCCACGCACAAGACCAACCAGGCTGCGCCTGAGTCAATGTCACCGAATCAGGCTGACAATCATTGTAGAAAACCTGTAACTGCCCTGGCAAAAAGTAAGCATCCGAGTTAAGAAGTATCCAGCCGTTAGCCAATGGCGTTGCCTTAATCCCTAGGTTCCACGATGTTGCAACTCCAAGGTTGGTTGGCATTGACCAGACGTGATAGTTCTTGACATGGCGACGGTCAATCACCCAAGGCCAGTCGTGAAGTGTGGATTGCCCACCGTTGTCAACCACGATAAGTGTCTCCACCGGATAATCAATGGATTGCAAACAGCGTTCTAAAAGGTCGTAACGGTTTAATACTGGAACGATTATGACGGGAATCATTATTGACCAGACTGTTCACGACGTAATTTTTTAGTAGCGGTTACTTTTTTATGATGCTCAACAGAATGAACTTTTCCTTTATGAGCAGCCGATATTTTTGCACGATGTTCATCTGAAAATACTCTGCCTTTACCAGCAGCAGATATTTTTTGTCGTGTTTCAATTGACAGGGTTTTGCCTTTGTTGGCATTAGATAATTTTGCTCGATGCTCTGCAGAAATAATTCTTCCTTTTTGAGAAAGAGATAATTTCTTTAAAGTCTCTGCCGAACGAACATAGCCCTTTTTACCTTTTTGGACTTTTGACATTTTTGCTTTTGTTTCATCAGAAAAAATACGACCCAATGTTGAACCAGCTGTAGGAGCAATATTTGTATTTTTTTTGTTATTAAAATATTTATCTAAATAAAACTGTTCACGAGATATAAGCTCAGATTTTTCACATATCTCTAAAACATTGAAAACAAAAACACGATATTTATTCCAACACCTTTGCACTTTTATGTTGCTGTGCTTGCCGTGATTTAATGTGCTGCGATGTACCGCCTCGCGTCTTGAAAGATTAACGGCAGATCCGATGTAGAACCAGCCGTTGCCTAGGTCAATGCGGTATATGCCACTATTCATGCTCTACACCACTCAGACAAATGCTTCATGATTGGCTTCCAGTAAGCCTCATACACGCTGTCAGCCCTGTATTGGCTAGCAAAGGCCACAGCCTCGTCTGACACGCCTCTAGGGGCTTCGTAGGCCTCAATCAGAGCCTCTACGATGGATGGCACCTGTGGAGTGCAGAACCAAGACTTCTGATGGCTATCCCAGAACGGTTGAATTGCCACAGCTGACCCAACGCCAACTAACTCAGGCTGAGCGGTGTAGTCGGAAACGATGACCCGTGTACCACAGGCCTGAGCCTCGATAACAGGGATACCGAAACCCTCACCCATTGAGCAAGCCAACAGCACATCCGAAGCGGTGTACAGCGCTGCTAACGCTTGCTGGGGGAAACCAGTCCGATAGGCGTAAGGGTCAACAATCTTGTATTGCTCCTTCTTAACACCACACGCCTCCAGTAGATGCACAAGATTGATACCACCCATCGCACCATCACGCTCCGTGTGCAGATACAGCAAAGCATCAGGACGGTCTTGAGCGAAGATAGCGAACGCCAGAATGTTCTCACCAAAAGATTTGCGTGAAGGGTTCTGACCTTTGTTCGCAGCATTCATCATGACAACGAACCTGTCCTCATCCACCTCCATCAGCTGTCTGCCGGTGAACTCACCACGACCATTGTTCAACTTATGTGTAGGAACAAACACATCCTCAAACGCATGAGGCGCATACATCGCATCAACACCCGCATTCTGCAACATGTCCAAACCAAACTTAGACATCGCAATCGGTTTCACATTCGGACGCTTACACCACGACACAACCTCTGGCGGGCAAGGCGCATGATCAATCGGAACCCACGAAGCGATATTCGGAACCTGATCCAACGAAGGTGACTTCAACACCCACACATCAAACAACGTCATCAACATCGCAGAAATATCACGATTACCATTCGCCCAATCCATCCAATGCGCAACAAGCACATCATCCGAATAAGGTGACATACCTCTCGGATAAAGCTTTATCCCATTCCACATCGAAGCCATACCCTCGATGCCATACATGGCATGGATGGCTACTTCGTGTTTTTCTTTGATGAGCCTTTGGACGACTTGCGCTGTTTGGGTTCCGTACCCTGTTGGGGCGAACGGGGCGTTCGAGTACCAGAGGATTCGTAACGATTCGGGAGAGGAAGGTCTGCTTGCTCTGGCAAATGCGCTATTCCCCTGCGGAGTAATATCTCTGCTTCCAAGTCTGGTAACTCGATTGGAGTGTTCTTTACGATTACGAGCATTCTTTCCCACCATTCTCTCCTTCGCAGGTCGCAGGGTATAAAAACAGAATGAGGGTAGGTCGCCCTGCGTGTTCGACCTACCCTCAAACTTACACCGATATTGCTATCGGTTGCACTACCTCAAACCAATTATGGCTGGAGGAGGTGCTTGATGTGTGATGTCTGTGGCAGATCGCCGTCAGCGCGGAATGTTGCGCGGAAGGTGACGAGGCCTTGATTGAAGGCGAAGTCATCTGAACGATCCAAACGAAGTCCACCAACCGTGCGCACGAAGTACGAAGGTAGGTGACCAACGATGACAGACTTGGTTCCCGTTGCTACGTCAACCATTGAAGGGTTCTCGTAGATTGGCTTACCAAGCAACATGTCTGGGCTGTCCATTGAGAGGGCAGGCTGGAAAACATAATTTCCGGCGGTGTCCTTCAACTTGCGAACCTGACCAACGGACTTTCCGTTCATCATCCAACCAACACCTGGAAGGTTGCGAGCTGCACCATCCAAGGAGTAGAGGAGGTCGATGAGGTTGTCTGCGGTGAACGCTGTTGCGGTGCCTGCGGTACCACCAACGGACGATGCCGTGACGATTCCGTTTGCTGTGTCAGTTCCCGAACCAACAGTCAACGCTGAACCAACAGCGTAACCGAGTGCGTTACCAACCTGGTCAGCCAAGAATGACAGCATGTCCACGCCTGAGTCTTCAAGCAGTTCAGTTGATACTTGGGTGAGGAAGCTGTACTTGTACGCGCTCAAAGTGATGAACGAGTTGAATACTGGATCGGATTCACCGATTGCTGAACCTTCGCCAGTAACAGTTCCAACCGAGTAGGTTGACAACGATGGGATTTGGAGGTTCTCTCCACCTGCGGTGTTCAACACAGTTGAAGTCTGCAATACAGGTGCGATCAAACGCGCGCGCATGATGACCTGATCGTAGAACGAAGTTGGCACAGGCGAACCGGTGCTTGACTTCAAGATGTCACGCTTTTCAAACGTGTGGTTACGCTTTTCACCTGTGAACAATGAACGCAGTTGCGCTACATCGTCGCTTACTGGTGCGCCCGCAATAGGACGAACCTGATCGGCAATTTCACGGGTTGCTGAGTCCATGCGCAATTCGCGAGCTTCGTCTTCACGAAGTTTCGCGATGGTCTGCGCACGCTCGTCCAATTCCTTCGAGATGCGCTCGTAGGTTTGGGTTTCTTCTGCTGTGAGGTCACGCTTCTCTGCGGTGGCTGCATCCAAGATTGACTTGGCTTCATTCCATGCACGATTGCGAATCTCAACCTGACGGTCAATATATTCTTTCATGATGTTTTCCTTCTCCCCGTAGGGATGATGTTGATGTTTGGATACGCAGGAGATTTAACTCAAATCTGGTACGGCTCCGTACACAGCAACATCGAAGGAGGCTCCTCGCATTCGACGCAGTAACGAAAAGATTACTAGAAGTTCTTCAGCAATTCAAGATGCTTCGCCAACACACCAACGCTCGCAGGAGCGGACTGTGGTGTTGGTTCTAGTTTCGCAACTGTTTCACGCAACAACGCAGCATGGTCAGGTGCCAAGGTTTGACCTGATTCCAATGCTGTTATCGCAACCGCAAGCTGATCGGCATCGATACCGGTGCGAGTAGCAAGCGCATCAAACGAACGAACCGAAGCCGATGTCGCTGCATACGCTGGGAAACCAGTAACCACCGAAACTTCATAGAGTTTGATTTGACGCAACTCACGGGTCATACCGTCATCAGACCAACGGTCACCACCTTGAGGAACTGTGAAACCGAACGACATCGAGTCAACGTCTTTGCGTTGCATCAAAACCGACAGGTCACGTCCAACGGTTGTGTCAGGCAAATCGGCCTCAACAAACAAACCTTTAGAATCCTCAACCAAACGCATCGTCTTAGCCCTAGTGGTAGCCAACAGCATTGACGAGTCATGGTTCATGTACATGCGGATATTGTTTCGGGACTTCAAAGACTTAGCGAACGCGCCAGGCATAATGCGCTCGATGAACGGTAGTGGCTCAGAGTCAGAGTTGAATACTGCTGCATAACCGCTAAAGGTCATGCCGTTTCCTTGTGGGGCTGCACGAAGTTCAAAGTCATTGAATGTGATGCGACGTGTCTCAACTTGTTCAGCCATACCTGAAACATTACCAAACTCAGGTTCATCGGTGCGATTAAATGAGAACACCCGATCCGATGACTCATCATCGTCTTCCTGCTCATCTCTGATTTGTTCAACCTTCTCAGCGAACCAATTCATCGCAGGTTCAGGATTCAACGGGTTAATCCCCCAAAGATAGAAGGCCACAGCACCAGCACCAGGGAACTCCTCATCATCAGCGTTCGAGTTCTTTGCAGCATCCAAGTCAACCATGTGTCGTGCAGCCCAAGCGTTAGCGCGAATTACTTTGTCTTCTGTGATCCGACCAGCAGCCATCTCACGAGCCTCACGAACAGTCGAGGCAACGATTCCCGCACCCGCCAACTTCTTCCCGTAATAGTCCAAGCCTTTACGCGCAGCCGATTTGATGTACTCGGGCAAGTCAAGATTGACCTCACGAATATCGACACCGATTTCCTGTTCATCTTCAACCTCAACATCGGTGGACTGCCAGGCGTTGCAATAGAACGCACCATCAACGAAGTCATCCCACTTCTCGCACCACGCTTTAGTCCCATCATCGTTCTGGCGTGACTCATCGTAAAACACACAGTTCCCACACGCACGGCCTTCAGGCACATCCTCAGATAATGCCGGACGATAGTTGTCCGGCAACGCCCGCTCACCACCAGGTTCCATCTCCTCAGCAATCGATACAGCGACCATCTGGTCAATCGCATCCTGCTTCGTTTGATGACATCCAATCACTTCGCCATCTTCCTTCTCCACAGCCCAACCAGCGCAATCAGGGTTTGATTCGGAAATAAAATATGGCATTACACAACCGCCCTAAATACACGGCATTGAACATCAGAGGTATTTGCACAAGCCCACAACATATCGCCAGCAGCAATAATTATTTCAAAAGTTTCAGTCTCGTTAATATGTAAACCAGTCGAAACACTTACAGCAGAACCACCAATATAAATATCATGATTGTTTGCGTGATCGTGATTGTGAACCAAAACCCTCATCGGGTTAAACGTCGCATGAGCAATCAGCGAAGCAGCCGTTCCCAATGAAAATGCTTGAACATCAAACGCCATCAGTCAACCTCATAGGCTGACTGTGGGTCTTCAGGATCAACAGTAGAAATCGGTTGTAACTGAGTTGATGGGAGACCTGTGTGAGCAATCGCAGGAAGATTGAGCGACTTCAAAACATCAGCAGGATTAAAGCCAGCGAGAATTAGACGCTGTGCAATAAGACTCTTTCGGTCTAGTTCAGCCAAGTTCGCAGCATTGATGTCCACGTTCGCCAAAGGCACACGGTACGAATCTCCACCATCCACAGGAGGCATGTCCTCTAGGCGATGAATGTCGTTGATTGACAAGAAGCCTGACTGGAGACCTGTTGAGAACGATGTGTACCGTGACGCTTGGTCACCGCGCAACAATCCATCCACATTGAACTTCATGAAGGCACGACCCTCAAGCAAACGGGAATACCCTTCCTCAATCTTTTCGATGTAAGGCCTGAGCGTATGGGTGACATATTGGATGCCGTTCTGTTCAACGGAGGCATACGACATCGCACCAGGCGTAGTTACCCCAAGCATGCTCGGAGGCACACGGAAGATGCGGGCAATCTCTTCTACAGCGAAACGACGTGACTCTAGGAACTGTGCCGAATCATTGTCAACGGTTGTCTTCGTGAACTTTGCTCCACCGAACAACACACCTGGACGATGCGAGCGACGCAAACCTTTATGGCCTTCTTCAAACCCTGACACCAAATCTTTAGCCTGCTCACGGGTCAGGTTGCCAGGGAACTCGATGATGCCGGAAGCCGATGAGCCTTGACCGAAGAACCGTGCAGCGAACTCCTCCAACGCTTTCGCAAGACCCAAGTTTTCCTTCATGAAATCAATGCGCGAAATGCCACGCATTTCACCAGGCAAACGAAGCTCGGTGATATGAATCATGTCTTCAGCCGAAATCACATCACGACTTTCATACACATAAATCGGACGACGAGTTACACGGTCACGACTGCACTCGACCCTCTGAGGGTTCAACACAACTAGCGCAGCAATCCCCTGATCGTCGCGCACGATACGAGTGAACGAGTTACCGTTCAACATCAACGAAACTAACACCTGCTGGAAATGCTCGATGCGGGTTACACCAGACTCAGGTATATCTAACCATTGTGGGCGAGGACGGAACGGTCTACGAGTCCCATCAAGGCGAAGGAACGTGTCAACAGGTAGCGTAGAAATTGAATCCGAAATCATGCGCACACACGCATAGACCGCTTCAATCTTGAGCGAATCTTTTTCCGTGATAACAGTTCCGCTATTTGTGGTGACACTAAATCCGTCACCTAATGCGAACAAAGACTGTGTAGATATTGCTCGGCTTTCGTTGCCATCACCCAACAGTCTTGACAACATCACTTACCTTTCCGACCACGCTCATAAGCAGCCGTGAACAATAGAACTGACAGGCCGACAAAAATCAGCCCTAATGGAATTGCTATCAAGAATAGTCCATAAGCGATGAGCAGGATTGAGAAAACTTCTAGCAGGAAAATAAGCATGACTCTAGACTACAAAGAACCCAGGCACAGGTGCTACCTCTTCACGTCGAGTCGCACGATCCACAGCCATAGCCAACGCGATAGCAGCGTCAATCTTGCGGCGCGACTTGCCCTTAGACAACCGAAGTCCAGCATCAGTCTGACGTGGCACAGCTGACAACACCTGATCGGTGAACATCGGATCGCCATCATGAGCCAACTGCTGATTCACAATGCACTCATAGAGTGTTCCGATAGCAGGCACCATGCGTTGAGCAGACTGCGGGAACTCGACCATTGGCAAACCATCATCAGCCAAAGCCTCAGCCGAACGCTGAAAGAACGCTGGGTCATAAGCAAACTCACGGACATTGAACTCACGATGCAAACCACGCAGATATTGCTCGACAGCTGCGATGTCAGTCATCGCCCCATCAGGAATCCAAATCTTCGCACGAACCACCAGACGATGACCTTGAGGTTGGCACAACACCACAGCAATCGAGTCATGCTTCAACGCCATGTCAATCCCCACGAACATCGGCAACGCTGGGTCAACCTGAAGTTCTGATTGGCATTGTTCCCAACCGCCAGCCGGAAGCCAAGGTGAGTCCTCCTGCCTGACCCATTGATTGAGTTTGTATCTACGAAACGGCACCTCAGCTGTCTGGTTCATGCTGACTTCCATGTCTTCCATGTCAAGCAAACCTTCAGCCAAGTTCGGGTTCGCTTGCGCCCAAGCATCTCGGTCATGAACAGCGCAACCATCAGGTGCTTCCCACCACCAAAACCCAAAACGCTCATCAACAGTCTGACCAGAAATAATCTGCCTGCCATAGTTATACAACTGTCCACAGATTGAATCCCTGTCATAACCAGCCGTA